GTCAGCGCCACGACCAAGGAGAACAAGTCGCTGCCACCAGAGTACGTCGAGCGGCTGCTGAAGAGCTACGACGAGAAGACCGCGGACGCCTACGTGCGCGGCAAGTTCGTCAACTTGACAGCGGGTCGGGTCTACTACGCGTTCGACCGCGCCAAGAACGTGAGAGTCAGACCCAAGGAGGAGCAGCGCGGGATCGACGAGTTCGTCGGGATGGACTTCAACGTCAACCCGATGGCGTTCGTCGTCGGCTGGCGCTCTGGCGACGAGGTGCACGTCACGCACGAGTACGAGCTGCCGAACAGCGACACCGAGTACGCGTGCAGCCTGATCAGGGAGAAGCACCCGAACGTGAGACTGTGCTTCCCGGACCCCACTGGTAGGCGACGGCAGACGAACGCCCCTGGTGGGGTGTCCGACTTCCGGTGGATTCAGCGTTCGGGTCTCGTGGTGATGGCGCCGATCGAGCCGTGGCCCAGGCGCGACTCGTTCAACTCGGTCAACAAGAAGCTGAGCGAGGGCAAGCTGACATTCGAGCCGTCGTGCCGCAAGCTTCTGCACTACGTGCAGAACTACGCGCACGAGACGATGAGCAGGCAGGAGTCGATGAGCCACCTGCTCGACGCGATGCGGTATCCAGTGACGTACCTGTTCCCTGTCCACAGACCGACGAGCCTGGTGGCCCAGATGGTAGGAGCGTGACACCCAAGCCAACTTCGAGGCAGCCGATCGCCCAGAACCACAAGGCGTACGACGCTTCGTGGCGGAAGTGGCGTCGGTGTCGCGACGCGTGCGCTGGGTCGGACCGGATCAAGGAGGCTGGCGTCGAGTACCTGCCGTCGCTCAGCGCCCACAGGACCGACGACGGTGGCCGTCTTGGCAGTGGGCGCGACAGGTACGAGGCGTACCTCAAGCGCGCGCTGTGGTACAACATGTCGCGCCGCACGAAGGTCGGGCTCAGTGGCGTGGCGACGATGCGCCCACCGAAGGTGGCGACCAGCAGCGACAAGGCAGCCGAGCTCGCCAAGGTCGTGGTGCACTTCCGCTACCAGCTGCTGGAGGAGCAGGTCGAGGTTGGCCGTGGTGTGATGCTGGTGAACCAGGTCGGCAGTGGCGACCCGTTCCCGAGTTTCTTCTGGGCCGAGAGCGTCGTCAACTGGGCGTTCGAGTACGTCGGTGGCAGGTACCAGCTCAAGATGCTGGTGATCGAGGACGACGAGGAGGTCGGCACGCCGGAGAACCCGTACGAGACGAAGACCCAGCTGGTGCGGCACAGCTACGTGATGCGCGACGGTGCCTGCCACTACACGAGGTGGGCGAAGCCGGAGACCAGCGACCAGTGGCTAGAGCGCGCGGAGGGCGACGTGGTGGTGACGAGGTTCGGCGGCGAGCCACTCGACCACATCCCAGCGATGACGGTCGGGGCGACCTCGACGAACGAGCCGGACGTCGAGGATCCGATACTGCTGGACCTCGTCGACGTCAACATCTCGCACTACCAGAACTCGGCCGACCTAGAGCACGGGCGGCACTGGACTGCGCTGCCGACAGCGGTGGCCAGCGGGTTCCCGACCACCGACCAGAGCGGCAAGCCGGTTGTCTTGAATGTCGGTGGCGAGTCGGCGTGGATCACGGAGCAGCCAGGAGCCTCGGCGCACTACCTGGAGTTCAGTGGCTCTGGTCTCGGGCACCTCTCCGAGGGCATGAAGGACAAGCAGGCGATGGCTGCGGTCCTTGGGGCTCGGCTGCTAGAGGAGCAGCGCAACGCCGTCGAGTCCGCCGAGACTCTGAAGACGAGACACGCCGGCGAGCGCAGCGTGCTGTCTCGTGTCGTCAGGGCGTGCAGCGAGGCGCTGACGTGGTCGCTGCGCGAGATGCTGCTGTTCGCCCAGCCAGGCTACGTGGTCGAGGAGGGCGAGGACACCATCGACCTGAACACCGACTTCCTCGACCGCAAGATCACGCCAGCCGAGCTGCAGGCGTACACGGCGACGCTCCAGGCCGGTGGCATCAGCTACTCGACCTACTTCTCGCTGCTGCAGGGTGCGGAGATCATCCCCGAGGGCAGGACCGAGGAGGAGGAGACCGAGCTCATCGACGGCGGGAACCCAGGTGCGGCGAGTGCCGACCCGTTCGCCGGGAAGGGCAAGCCGGAAGAGCCGGACGACAAGGACGAGAAACCAGAGGATGGCGACGAGCCAGAGGACGATGACAGATGAGCGGCGGCAATCCGAACCACGACGAGAAGGGCGGGTTTACAGACGGGCCTAGCGGTGGCGGGGTAATGGGCCGCGCTGGCAGCAACGTTACCACGAGGACAATCAAGCTGCCTGACGGTTCGTCCGTCGAAGAAGGGTTTCCCGTCTGGTAGTTCTAGAAAATTCGGTGGACCTCAATTCTGAGAGAGGTCCGCGACACGTCTGATGGTGGACCCTCGATGAACGACGGGCTTTCACCCTGACCTACGATGCTGATCAACTTTCACCTGCCACCACTGACAGTCGACGTGCTGCGCGTCCTGACCGAGTGGTGGGACGACAGGGCGACGAAGCAGGACCTCGCAGCAATCAGGCAACAACTCATGGCGACACTGGAAGAAGTACTGGCGAAGGTCGAGGCTAACACCACGATCCTCGGGTCACTGAACACGCTACTCGACGGTCTGCGCGTCCAAGTGCAGGAGATCCTCTCGGGTGCGGCGGTACCTCCTGCCACGCAGGAGAAGATCGACGCTCTGTTTGCCAGGGTCAGCGCTCAGGGTGACGAGCTCACCGAGGTGCTGCTCGAGAACACACCGCAGGCTCCACCGCCAACTCCGTGAGGGGCCCTGGAAGATGACCGACGTCCCACACACCGCGATTGCCCGCCAGCGCGCCGAGTGCGTCGAGCGCGCCATGGTGTCTGCACGCTGCTCCAGGCTCCTGGTGCAGGAGGAGCTGCGTCTGTGGTTCGAGCTGCCCGAGTGGAAGCGGCGTCTGCTCAGCGACGTGGTGCTGTGTGGCGGCGACCTGGAGATCTGGCTGGAGGCTACGAGGCTGGCGAGAGGAGAACCATGAAGAAGACGAAGTCACTAGCAGAGTTTGTCCGCTCCGTCGTCCTAGAGACGCTGGAGTCCTGGGTGTCTGGCAGCGACGTGTCTGGCAAGAAGCGCCGTCGCCGGAAGAAGCGCAGAGGTCGTCGCACCAGGAAGGCTAAGAAGTCGGTGCCCCAGTGACCTACGACGAGGCCAGAGAGGAGCGGCTGGTCTTCAGCGTGCCGTTCTTGGCGACGATCAACGAGTACGCTGGCGTGCTCGCGCGCACCTACTCGCTGCCGGAGTACGCCGAGCACGACGCGCTGCAGATCATGCTCCACTGCGGTCGGTTCTCGCTGCACGACGAGCGTGCGTGGGAGGAGTCGAGGCGGTGCACGGCACTGTGGCTCAGTGTCAGGCAGCAGGTCCAGGAGATCGTGGCGGAGATGGAGGTGCAGAGGTGAGGGCCGAACGATCAGCCGAGACCGATCGCCTGCTGCGCGAGTACGCCGACTACGTGACGACGGCCAACCCGGTCGACCCGAAGCGACTGGCCGAGCTGCACCACGCGGCGGTGGCCAGCGCCCAGCGAGACTACGAGCGAGCGCTGGAGCAGGAGAAGAGCGATGCCGAGCAGAGGTAATCCGAACCACGACGTGAGAGCGAGGTCATCCTTGCGCGCAGGTCAAAGTTCAAGGTGAAGCGTGTACAACACATTACGAGTGGGTTCCGAAAAGGACAAACAGTCGTCCACGTCACCCACATCGACCCGCACTGACAACGATGCCAATCAATACCAGCGACAAGACGGCCAGCAGCATCCTCGCCGCGAAGGTCGGCGCGATCCGCCACGGCAGCAAGCTGTACAGTGGCGTCGCGGACCTGCTCGACGAGGAGCAGCTCAGGCGCTCTGCCCGCAAGGTGGGCAGGCAGCTGGACTCGCAGCTCGAGACGTTCTACGACCAGCGGGTCCAGACCCTGATGACGCGACTCGGCCGCGACCTACGGGAGCCGACTCGCGACCCGAGCCTCAAGTTCATGCGTGGCGACGCCGAGCAGTTCATGGTGCAGAGCGCCACGCACGAGTCGATCGCGCTCACGCGCACGCACGCGAGAACAGTGGCGCGGTCGGGCGCGAACGCAGCGCACAACGCGGCAGTGCTGGCGATAGCGCGGGCGAACCGCGATGCGGTCGAAGGAGTCATGGCGCTGGCGACGCTCGACAACAGGACAAGTGAGCTGTGTCGCGAGCGCCACGGTGGCGTGTGGGATCTCGCCACCGGCGAGCCGCTGCCGTACAGCCTGGCCGACGAGTTGTTTCCTGGTCGGCCACCGTGGCACCACAACTGCCGCACGACGCTGGTGCCGGTGTTCGTGGGCGAGGATGTGCCGACCATACAGGAAGAGTCGCAGGACGAGTGGCTGGACAGCGAAGACGCTGAAGAGTCGCTGGGCGAGGACCGAGTACAGGCGTGGCGCGAGGGCCGCATCACGAGGACGCAGCTGATAACAGGAGGTGGGGACGATGCCTAAGGACTACGAGATCTTGCTGGAGGAGCTTCGCCGTATGCACCCGGACTGGCCGGAGTCGAGGCTCAAGGAGATGGCTGCGCGGATGACGAACGCCAGACGGAAGAAGGAGGGGCGACCACCAGCCAAGTTCCACCGGGACGACGGTGGCGAGGTGGAGTACCCGTGAGCAAAGAAACGCCATTCGACTACGGCAAGAAGCTACCCGACGGCCAGAACGAGCGCCACCCGGTGCTGCCGCCTGCCGACGACTCGCAGCTCGTTCGTCCGCTGCGTAATCGCTACCGTCACGTCGGCATCAGGCCGTCTGGCCCGACGCGGAAGCTGACGTCCATCGAGGAGAGGGCCTACGCCGGCGAGGACTATGAGTGCTTCGAGCCGTACGATCCTCCGCGGGGAGCGTGCACTGGTCGCTTCTGGACGAAGCGGCAGCTCGAGTCAGGTTGTAACCAGGTCACGGTGGTCGGCGCCGCGCGCGGGATCAGCCAGGACGCGCTGGCCAAGCTGCTCGGCTGCTCTCCGGCGCTGGTCTCCAGGCTGGAGTCTGGCCAGCGAGGCGCTACGGTAGCACGATTAGAGGACCTCGCAGTAGCGTTCTCGTGCGCGCCAGAGATCATCATCGCGCTCGCCGGCGACGTGCCCCCAGAACAGGAGCGATGCCAGTCGGTCGTCAGGGCGCTGATAGTCCAGCCAGAAGTGGCTGCGATTGCTGCGCTGCTCGACAAGGGTCTGGAGGCTCTCAGGTGAGCAGCGAGGGGAATCCCTGCCACGACGACAAGGGCCAGTTCTGCTCCGGCCCAAGCACCGGCGGCGGTGGCGTCGCCACGCTCGCCCAGCTCGTGGCGAGCGACAAGGGCAAGTTCACAGACGGTCCGAAGAAGATGCTCGAGACGAAGCACGGCTGGGTCGAGCCGCTGCCGAAAGGGACGCAGAAGAAGGTGGCGGGTGGGTTCACTGGCTACAAGGTCATGAACTCCGAGGGAGTCCACGTCGGCGAGGTCTGGAGGAACCCGACTGGCTCGGAGCATACCTACTCGGCGTTCCACCCCGACGGCACGTCAGCCGGTGGGTTCGAGAAGAAGGTCCACGCTGTGGCCGCGCTGTCCGCAGCAGCGAAGGACAAGATGGCTGCCACTAAGATGACAGTGGCGTCGTCGGAGGTTGTGGGCAGTCTTGTAGCAGAAGCCTCCGGTCTCGCCGGCCTGAAAGCTCAGGGAGTCCACACATACCCACTTCACGTCTCGAAAGCGCCACCGAAGATGTCGAACGCGATAGAGGGTGTCGAAGTCTACGATGGTGACGGTGACAAGAAGGGGGAGGTCTGGTCGGCAGAGCACAAGACAGAGAAGAAGGTCAAGTACTGGACGAAGAAGGCTGGCTCTGATGCGCTTGGAAAGTCGCACGAGACACTGCATGGTGCCGTCGACTCGCTGACCGACCAGGTTGCTACCGACACTGGTGAGAAGCAGATCCACTTCATCGCCAACGACGTCAAGATCACCAACTCGGAGAAAAAGGCACTTAGGTACTACAGTTCTACTGGGTACCAGAACATCAACCGCCACCTCCGGACGGAGGTAGGGACCAGCAGCTCAGCTTCTAATAGCTGGTCGACGCTGAGCAGTAAGGAGGCGGTCGTAGCTCGTATCGCGCACATCGACGCGGTGATGGCCCGCAGTGTCGTCGGCAAGACCAATCTCCACGGTGCGATGGAGATTGGCCCGACACTGTACCGTGGTGCCAAGGTCTCTCAGTTCGGCGTCAAGAGTTTCGCAGACTTGAAGGTCGGGATGGAGCTCGCGAACCACGCCTACGTCAGCACGTCTCGCAAGGAGTCGGTGGCGAAGAGCTTCATACATAAATACAAGAGCGGCAACGCGACCCTGCTGCACATCAGGACTGGACCGAAGTCGCACGGCATCGACATGAAAGGTATTTCGATCCACTTTGAAGAGGACGAGGTCCTGCTGCCTCGGAAGTCCAGATTCCGCATCTACAAGATCGATGGTGGTGTCGTTCACGTAGAGCACGTCGATCCGCACTAGCCAGTTTCCCAGTTCCCACAGACAAGACAGACAAGAGGACCACATGCTGAAGAAGAGAGTCAAGGCGCTCGACGAGGTCGACGCGCAGTTCCGCACCGAGTACGAGAAGCAGTCCGACGGATTCTTCCACCTCAAGGTGGAGGCCGACCCGGAGGACGAGGACGACGCAGATCCAGAGCCGGATGGCAAGAAGGAGACAGCTGCCGACCGCAAGCTCAAGGAGTTCCGCAAGGAGAACATCCGCCTGCGGAGGGAGCGCGAGGAGATCGACAAGCGATACGAGGGTGTCGACCCGGCAGAGTACGCCAACGCCATGAAGGTGGTGGAGGCTGCGCGCAACGAGGAGGAGAAGGCGCTGATGAGGGCCGGCAAGTTCGACGAGGTGCTCAACATCCGGCACGCCCGCCTGAAGGAGCTCTACGAGAAGCAGATCACGAAGGAGCGAGATCGCGCGAGCACCGCGGAGACTGCTGCTGGCAGCTACAGGCAGATGCTGCACAAGGACCGTGTCAAGGCGAAAGTCCGTGCGGTTGCCGACGAGATGAAGCTGAAGCTGCGCTCGACGGCGGCCGAGGACTTCTACGCTCGCGCCGAGCGCGTCTTCACCGACCTCGACGACGACGGTGAGCTGGTCTCTCTCGATGGCGAGGAGCTTCGCCTCAACGACGACGGCAAGCGGTTCAGCGAGAAGGACTTCATCATGGACGTCGTCGAGAGGGCGCCACACCTCCTGGAGGAGGCGAGTGGGACCGACATCCGAGGCGGCAGCAAGAAGTCGCGTGGCAACAGCGGCGTGGTCGAGATCGACCCGAGCGACCCGAAGTCGTTCGGCAAGAACGTCGAGGCGATCGCCACCGGCAAGGTCGACGTGCGGCCGCTAAGCACGTGACCCGAGGTCAGTTAGGCGAATCGCGGAATTCTCTTAGCCCTGGCAGGGTTCCAGGGTAAGAGGCGAGTTCACGGTGGCCGTCGTGCTCCGGGGGAGCGCAGACCAGTTCCGGGGGAACTGAGAGCGACCTGGTCAGCTTTCAACTTCCTGTCAAGGAGACACGTCTGTGGCAAGCAACACGATCACGAAGGTCATCCCCAAGATTCTCGCCCAGGGCATGATGGTCCTGCGGCAAAACTGCGTCGCCCCGCGACTCGTCGCTAACATGACGAGCTCCATCGCCGGCAAGAGAGGCAGCACCATCGACGTGCCAGTGCCGTCGGCGATCACCGCGACCGACGTCACCCCAGCTGCCACAGCACCGGTCGCTGGCGCGCTCAACCCGGACTCCGTGCCGGTGGTGCTGGACAAGTGGAAGGAGGCAGCGTTCGACCTCTCAGACTCGGAGTTCGAGCAGGTGATGGACGGGACGATCCCGATGCAGGCGGAGGAGGCGATCAAGGCGATCTGCAACGCAGTGGACACGTCGATCCTCGCTCTGTACGTCCAGTTCTTCGGCTTCCACGGGACGGCTGGCACCACGCCGTTCGCCAACGTGGACACCGGCGTCTCGGACGCCGTCGGCATCCGCAAGGTGCTGAACAACAACCTGGCGCCGATGGACCCGAGGAACGTGATCTTGAACCCAGACGCCGAGGCGAACGCGCTGTCGATGAAGCAGTTCGCCGACATGACGTTCAGTGGCTCGGTCGCCGCCATGCGCGACGGCCAGCTGAACCGCAAGCTCGGGATGGACTGGTGGATGAACCAGAACGTCCCAGTGCACGTGCGCAACGCACTCGGTGCGGGAGCGCTGACGGTCAACGGTGTCAACGCGGCTGCCGCGACGACGGTGTCGATCGCCAAGGGTGCGGGCGCGAACTGGTCCGCCAAGAAGGGTGACCTGATCACCATCGCACACGGTGGCGCGACCGGGACGAAGCAGTACGTCGTCAACGCCGACGTCACAGTCGTGCAGGGCACGAACACCAACGTCACGATCTACCCTGGGCTGGTCGTCGCGACAGTCGGCGCCGAGGCTGTCACGTCGATCGACACGCACACCGTGAACCTGGCGTTTCACCGCGACGCGATCGCGTTCGCCAACCGACCGCTGCTCACCGTCCCCGAGGGACTCGGCTCGCTGAGCCTGTCGCAGGTCGACCCGGTCAGTGGGCTCGCGCTGCGCATCGAGGTCACGCGAGAGTTCAAGCGCACGCGGTGGTCCTACGACTTCTTGTGGGGCTGCGCCGTGCCGCGACGCGAACTGGGAGCTCGGCTGCTCGGCTAGTAGCGACGAGAGGCAGTCTGGATGAGAGCTCGTCCTGCCTGGTGAGATGTGGCACTGGGCAGGGCTTTACCGGAGTCGAAGGTCGTGGTAGCGGTCCCAACAGTCGTATACGTGGGCAGCTCGAATGTTCGTGGGCTGAACACCTCCGTGCTCCAGGCTGCTGGCGCCGAGTGGGAGCGTATCTTCGGGATTCCGTTCAGCCTGAGTGGGCAGGGATCGCCGATCACCACTCCTGGGCCTGGCTTCCCGATTCGTGGGACCATGCCAGCGGCTCGCATGTGGACTGCGAAGCTGCCCTACGCGGTCAAGCAGACCCGCTCGATCAGGGTTGGGGCTTCGTTCTCTGGGACGACGATCGAGTACACTGGGACCCACGTCGACGCGAAGAGGGACAGCTACGTCTTCGTCTCGAAGAACTCGAACGCAGGCGGCGGAGACCCTGGTGGCCAGGGCAACTTCCGCAAGGTGGTGAGCGACGTGAGCGGCGGGGGCAACGGGCCACACACGCTGACTGTGTCCCCTGCGTGGGATCCGGCAGTGCACGGCGACGGCGAGATGGAGTTCTTCGCCGACAGCTACACGATACTGGCGGTGTCCGCCGAACAGCTCACGCTGACCAAGACCGCAGAGACGCCCGACTGGACGACGAACCAGTTCCAGGGCAAGACACTGGTCGTCGTGAACACGGTTGGCGTGTCAGATGACAGGCTCGTGGTGTCGAACACGACGAACACCGTGACTGTGGACCTGGAGGTCGGGTCGGGGTTCGTCGCCGGTGACAGCCTCCACCTGATGCTTGGCGCTGGCGCTGCTCACACGATCGCAGAGCTGGCCGCCCACTCTGGAGCGTCGCTCAGTCCGCTGAAGGTCGAGCTGGACACCTCGCCGTTCCTCCGCACTGGCACCGACAGCAGCAACAACATCCACAACCAGCCTGGGCACCGCGCGAACGACTTGACGTTCAACGCGATGCCAGAGCTGATGAGACTCTTCAGGAGGAGGTACTCTGGCTCTATCTACGGGTTGTGCATGGGCCGCGACTCGGCCACCATCTCGCCGTACACGATCCTGCACGGCAGGCTGTTCGGCGGGTGGCAGCGCAGCACGACGCAGTTGGACTTCAACCCTAGCTCGCCGAACAGTTGTTTCGTGGCCATGGCGTCGGCGCTGTTGTCGATGCAGGTGCTGATGGCGCTAGAGGGTAACACGATGGACGTGGTCGCGTTCGTCCTGCTCCTGGCCGAGAACGACGCGCAGGTGCAGCTCTACCCCAAGATCGACGACATCGGCGACCACTTCACCGTCTTCATGGGTGCCATGCGGACGCTACTCGCGAAGCCTACGATGCCGTTCGTGCTCGTCGGGCCGAGCTCTCTGGAGTGGCTCCCGCGACGAGACGAGGTCTACACGCAGCTGGAGACCATAGAGGCCAAGGACGCCTGGTCCGGGGTGACGGACACGCGACCGCCGACGCTGCCTGTCGTCTACGTGACAGGCGAGAGCCCGCCCGTCCACTTAGACACGGCGACTCAGGTCAACGTGCTGCCGAAGGCCATCTTCGACACGTGGGACGACATCGTCCAGCGCGACGGCGAGCTGCCAGACGCTACGTCGTTCGTCGTCGAGGACGGCACCGCCAAGGTCGACGCGAACGCGCTGTGCACCGTCGAGTTCGCCGACGCGTACCTTCTGTCGCTGGAGGATCCGGCCGAGTGGCGCAGCGCGACGACCAAGGAGAAGCGAGATGCCATCCGCCGGATGTCGCGCTGGGTCAGCTTCAAGAAGTACTACCTGGGGGAGAAGGTCGAGCCAGACCAGAGCATGGCGTTTCCCAGGTTCAACCTCGTCGACGAGGACGGGTACGCAGTCGACAGTTTGAGCGTGCCGCTGCGCGTGCAGCAGGCGACAGCGTATGGTGCCTGCCGTATCCTCAAGGGCGACTGGGCTCCGTTCCCTGACGAGGAGCCGAACGTCGGGACGACCTCGTCGAGCACCAGCGTCGGCCCGATCAGCATCAGCGAGTCGTTCGCTGGCCCAAAGCAGACAAGCACGGAGGTCAAGCTGCCACTGGTCGACCAGCTGCTGTCCATCTTCGTCGCCCCGACCGTCGCAGTGAGGATAGGCCGTGGCTAGTGCACAGCAGGTGTCGCTGAAGGCACTGAGTGCCATCCAGAAGGTCGGTGTTGTCGCGACACTTGTGGACCCGCAGGCGACGTACGCGACCAGCGGGATGGTGGTGGAGGGACCTGTGGAGTACGCGGTGTGGAGCAGTCCGCTCGTCGACGAGTCGAAGAGGTGGCTCGACTCCAGCATCACCGCGACCGCCTACCTGTCCGCCTACAACCTCCCGGTGCGTCCACAGCCTGGCTGGCGACTGAGACACGGTGGCCGCACGTTCGTCGTCGTTGCTGCCTTCCCGTACTCGTACGTCGACACCATCATCAGCTGGCGGCTCGACCTGGGCGAGGTGGCTTGATGGCCAACGTCCAGCAGTTCAACGCGGAGCTGGCAGCGTGGATGGAGCGCGTCGTGATGCCAGCTGCTGCCCAGATGCAGCGCGACGTCCTTCGCGACACTGCGTATGGTTTCGTCGACGGGAATCCTGTGGGCGACCCGCGCTTCTGGGTCAGTCAGCGTCCGAAGCCAGGCTACGTTGGTGGGCACTCGAAGCGCAACTGGCGCGTCTACCTGCACCGCTCCTACGAGGGTGGCGAGCGCAACGGTGTGGATCCGACGGGGCAGCTTGTCAAGTCCGAGATCGACGTTGTCGTCGGGCGCATCGGTGCGAAGCCAGTCGACTTCGTCACCATCAGCAATCCGGTCGAGTACATGGAGCGGCTGGCCAACGGCTGGAGCAAGCAGGCGCCTGCCGGCTGGATCGAGGCTGTCGTCGCGAGGGTGACCCAGAAGTACGCGAGGGTCAAGTGACACAGGCTGCCGTCTTCGAGGCGATCAGGGCGAGGTTCAAGACGACTGTCAGCGATCCGCTCGCGCTGCTCACCATCCACGACAACGCACCAGAGCCTGCGACTCCGACGGCGTCGTGGGTCAGGTTCTCCGTGTCGATCGACAGCAACCAGCAGGTCAGCACCGGCAACGTGGGTGGTAGGCGTTTCAGGTCGACGGGGACGTGCATGGTGCAGGTCATGGTGCCGCTGGCCCGTGGCGACGCGGCAGCGCTCGCGATCGCCAACACGATCGTCGCGGCGTTCCGAAACGTCAGCATCGCGCCGCAGATCACGTTCATGGGCGTGGGCGTGGTCGGGACGGCCGATCAAGACGCGGCTTGGTGTCGTCGGCGCGTGGTCATTCCGTTCAGGGCCGACGAGCTCGGCTGAGAGGGCACAAACTATGAGCGAGTCCAACAGTGTGAGATTCAGCCTGGTGCAGCGGACGAGCTTCGCTATGCCTGCGGACCTGAACATGCTGGTCCTCCCTGGGACCGGCCAGACGCTGCGGAACAACGTCGGCTACGCGCAGTCGCAGACGTTGCGGACCGACGCCAACATCCAGGACCTAGTACGGCTGTCGCTCTCTACTGGCGGTGGCTATCCGGTGGAGATGCAGTTCCCGGTGGTAAACGAGGCGCTGTGGTTCCTGCTCCGTGCGGTGCTGCGTTCGACGGAGACCGCGCAGGCGTCGACCACGTCGTGCACGACGGTGGCCGCGACGAAGACGATCACGCGAGCCGCTGGGTCGTTCGTCTCCGACGGCTACGAGGTCGGAGACATCGTCAAGAACAGCTTGGCGACATCACCTGGCGACAACGGGTTCTTCAAGCTGACCGTGGTCGCAGCGCTGACGTTGACGGTGGAGGCCACGGCCAACTTCACCGGCTCGGTCGGCAACGTGACCGTGGTTCGTGGCGCTCGCATGAAGAACGGGACGGAGCGTTTCTTCTTCGACGGCGAGATCGGGCGTCTCGACGTGGCTCTGTTCGAGCTGTTCCGGAACCTGGTAGTCGACAGCATGTCGCTCACCATCAGCGACAACGCGATCACGACGGCAGGCTTTAGTTTCCAGGGCATCGGCAGCGAGCGGAGTGCTTCGGCTAGCTTGTGTCTGGGTCACGCTGACCCGACGGTCGGTTCGATCCTCGACGCGCTCGGCGTGCCTGTGTTCAACGTCGGCGGTTTGCCGTACTCGGCGAAGAGCATCGGCTTTAGCATCGCGAACAACATCCGCGCGAGGACGCAGGTCGGCACGCTTGGCGCGACGGCGTTCGCGTGGGGCGCGTTCACCGTGACGACCCGCAGCTCGTCCTACATGGCCAACTTCACGGAGATCAGCAACTACACCGGCAACGTGCCGACGGACATGTGGTTCGTAATGCAGAACCCGCTGTCACAGGCGCTGTCGTTCTCCTTCCCGCAGCACAAGTGGTCGGACCTCGCGGCCGACACGCGAGGTCTCAACCAGGACGACTACCTCGACGGTAGCGGGCAGGCGATCCTCGATCCGGTCGAGCTCTGCACCATGCGGGTGCAGCGGTGGGTGGCGTGATGTTCGACCTGTCGACAGTAGAGGCTGACCCGAAGAAGCTGAGCGGTGGCTCGTACTTCGAGATCTGGCGCGAGCCGGACGCTTCGATCAGTGGCAAGCCGGTCTCCGAGCCACCTGCTGACAAGCCGTGGGTGCTGGTGGTGCCGTTCGGCATCGCGTACGAGCGCGCGCTCGACGAGGCTCGCAGACCGTTCTCCGAACGGCTCAGGACCAGAAGCGTGACCGACGAGGACTTGCGCAAGATCCAGGGGCAGGCTCTCGGGCGCACGACGTTCCGTGGGTGCGGGAACCTCGCAGTCAAGGGCGAGACTGTCACGTGGAGCGAGGCGAAGGCCGTCGAACTGATGACGGAGGAGCGGTGGATCCGGCTGCGCGAGTTTGTGGTCTGGGCGGCTGGTAACCGCGCAGCGTCGGCCGCGCAAGAGGAGGAGCAGGCAAAGGGAAACTGACTGCGCGTCTGGCGTGGGTGCTGCGCTACCCGCCAGACGAGCGCAAGAGGATGGAGAAAGAGGCGCAGCTGCGAAGAGCGAGAGGCGCGCCACCGGTCAAGAACTCGGTGGACGAGCCAGCAGACGTGTTCGAGGACCTGAGACACATATGGGACGCGTGGTGGTCAGATCTTGGCGACGGGCGAAGCATCGGCATGGCGATGTCGGGACTGTCGTGGACGGACATGTCCACGTGGTGCGAGGATCACGGCGTCTACTCGGAGGAGCGGCTGAGGTGCATCAGGCTCTTCCGCGCGATGGACAGCGTGGCTCTGTCGCACTGGAACACCAGGAAACCTTCGCCACCGAAACCGGAGGTGCCAGATGCCAGTCCTAGAGCTGGTGATGGACAGCACAGGCCTGGAAAGAGGCCGGCAGCAGGCTGAGGCAGCGCTCAAGGGCGTGCAGACGCAGGCCACCGCGACGCAGTCTAGCCTGACGACGGTTGGTGGTGGGCTCCGCAACACGTTCCAGGCGGTCCAGGGTGTCTCGCAGGTCGGGCAGGGGATCAACTCGACGGCGACGGCGTTCGCGAGCCTCAACCTGTCGATGGGCGCGTTCGCCGCGTCCCGCACGCTGCTCGAGATCGGCAAGACGGCGCAGGACTTCCAGCAGATGGCCGGAGTGACGAAGGTAGTAACGACTGACATCTACGGGATGACGACGGCGACGACGAAGGCAGCGTCTGGGTGGTCACTCCTTGGGGCGGCAGTGCGAACTCACCCACTGCTCGCGATAGCCACTGTGCTCGGGACGGTCGCTAGTCTCATGGCACTCTTTGGGAGCAACACGAAGGAGGCAGCTACAGAGTTTGACAAGCTCAGCGAGTCAATGAGCAAGATCCGGATTGACGAGAAGACCCAGCGGTTTCTCGGGTTGCCATCCGCTCCGTCAACGGGATCAGAGGCCAAGCTGGTGTACGACGCCCTTACACTGCTCTTGAAAACAGGGCCAGGAACAACGACGCAGCCGACGACGTATAGCCTCGCACAAGCGCAGGACATATTTGGGAAGCAGAGCCGTGGTGGCTTCGCGACAGAGCTGCAACAGTACGTGCCGAACTTAGGTCAAGGCGTGCGTGAGAGCGGTGGCAGCCTGGGCGACGTTCAGATCCCTTACAGCGCATTGACGGACTACGCTCGCGATTCGTACTTGAGGTTTCAGCGTCAGGCGCAAGCGACTGGGGTCCGTCAGGATCCGTTCTCTGTCGTGCCTCCCGGCTCTTACACCTTCGGCACGCCAGACCCGTATGGTCTTCGACCGCCAGGAGCGACCGGTCGCGGTGACTACGTGTCAATCTCGCCGACGCAGCAGGGCGAGGTCGACGCTGAGAGGCGGGCAGCCTACAATCAGCAAGTAATCGACGCCATGGAGAAGGCGGCAGCATATGCCGGCCAGATAGGATCGTCGCTCGGCGCTGCCGTGTTCGACGTGGCGGCTGGGATCCAGAACTGGCGGCAGGCGCTGCTGAGCATCGTGAGCAGCTTCGCCAGGCAGGGACTCAGCAGCCTCGGATCGAGTCTCTTCGAGAGCACGACGAGGCAGCTCCAGGGGAACACCGCACCGACGTCTGTCAACCCGAACGCGACAGTGCTGTCATGAGCTTTCACGACGTCGTCCTCCCACCAGGGATCCAGTATGGCAGCGGTTCTGGTGCTGGCTTCTCCACCATCGTGCAGGAGACGGCGAGCGGGCACGAGGTGCGAATCTCGCGCCAGTCGCAGGGTCGACACACGCTCCGGCTCGTGAAGGCGCTGCAGACCAGGGCCGAGGCGAAGGCGCTCAAGACCTTCGCGCTGGAGCGACGTGGTGCGCTGCACTCGTTCAAGGCTACAGACGTGAGCGACTTCACGACTCACGCGGACGGCGAGAGCGCGCACGACGGTGGGGATGTGGTCATCGGGTCTGGCGACGGCGTGAAGACGGGACCGTTCCAGCTGCTCAAGACCTACGGCACCGTCAACCCGTATGTCAGGACGATCACGCTGCCGGTACCAGGTACGGTGCTCGCTAGGCTCGACGCTGCGCCGACGACCGCGTTCACCGTCAACGGTCAGGGTCAGATCACCTTCGACACTGCGCCGGCCAACGGGGTCCTGATCACGGCTGGGTGCCAGTTCTACGTGCCTGTGCGGTTCAGTCTCGCGTTCGACCAGTGGGCTGGGTTGCAGGCCGACGCTTTTGACACCTGGAGCCTGGGGGACATGCAGGTCGTCGAGGTTCTCGACGAGGTGCAGAACCCGGAGAGACTGGACTCGAACGGCGGTCGCGACTACGGTGTCGTGTCCGCTAGCTTCAGGATCGCCTACAACGACGGGAAGTTTCACCACCTGAACCCGTCAGTGGCCATCAGCCTGTTCTTGCCACCGTCGGCCGGCATCCCCGGAGGTGCTAGCATCTTCAGGGTGTCGACCTACATCGGTGCGGCAGGTAGTGTGCAGGTCAGAGACGACGCTGGGACTGCCATCGGCTCTACCCTGTCTGCTGGGACGGTGAGAGATCTCGACCTCGCCATCAACGCGTCTGGTGGGGCGACGTGGGTGCTCGGATGACCAGGACTATCTACGACGAGTACTACGGCGTCGGTGTCGACACGGCGATCTCGGCAGACTACGTCCTGCGCCTGCCCTACGCCGAGAGTGGGGCACGGTACTGGCTGCTGCGCCCTAGCGTCGCCAGTCTTAGCGTGCGGCTGCCAATCGCTGGTGCGGCGCGAAAGTGGGCGAGTATCACGGTAGCCAACCATGGGTCCCACTCGCTCACCATCCGCGACCTGATCGGGACTGCGGTCTACGCATTGGCGGTTGGCGAGCGGGTTTCGCTGACGCTAGTCGACGACTCGACGCCGTGGGGCACGTGGGCGAAGGACGTGTCGACATCCACGGTCGGAGCGACGCTCGTGCACGACCGCGTGTCACTGCGAGTCATCTTCGGGACGTGGGCCGGAACCGGCATCAACCTGCGCAGCTACTGTGAGGGTGTGTTCGGCTACGACGGACTGAAGCCTGCGTCCATCTACTGTCAGCTGCACAGCAGCATCGTGATCGGCTCTGGATGCCAGATCGTAGGCATCGGTGGGAAGGGTGGCAATGGTGGTGACGTGCCACCTGGGCTGCTGTCCCAGTCTGGGTCTGCTGGCGGCGACGCGCTGGTCTGCCGGATCAACACAGCACTGGTCAACCACGGGACTATCTCTGGTGGTGGAGGTGGTGGAGGCGGAGGGACAGCTGTCTCCGGAACCGGAGGTGGTGGCGGTGGGGGTGGTGGAGGTGGAGCAGGCTACCAGCCAAGCGTCAGCGGTCTCGGTGGGACTCCAGGTGGCCAGCCAGGGTCAGGTGGCGCGATCGGTACGCAGTCCCCAGGCGGCAGCGGTGGTGGTAGTGGCCAGGCTGGTGGGTCTGGCGGCGGTCCAGGAGCCAACGGCAGCGCTGCAGGTGGTGCCGGCGGAGCTGCTGGCAACGCGATCAAGCGGCTGACGGCCGTCACCGTGAACAAGATCGTCGTCGGCACCATCAACGGACCAGAGGTCACGTTCTGACATGACCTCGCGACCTGGAGCTTCCAACGTCGACGTGCTGCGCAAGACTCGCAGCAAGCACTTCGCCCACGCCATCAAGATCGTGCGCAAGGACAAGTTCACGCTGCGTGCGACAGACCACGACCGTGAGTTCACGTTCGAGGGTGAGACATACAGGCCGATCATCATGGGTGCGCTGAGCGCCGAGCGCAGGGAGGCAGTGCTCCGTAGTGGCGACCAGGAGGCGCGAGGCGTCGTCGACGGTGTGGTGGTGACCATACCTGACCTGCTCGGCAACCTCTATCGCGGCGCCGAGGTGTTCGACGTGATCCTGGACTGGACGCGACCGTGGCACGTTCCAGTGCGCAACAGGAAGTGGATTCGCAACGTGCACTGGACTGGCTCGCAGTGGGTCGGTGTCATGGAGGCGCGGTCGCAGATGTTGCAGCGTCCTGCTGGTGGGAGGTTCGGCGGTGTCTTCTCGACCCAGTGCCTATACAAGCTCGGCGACCCGCTGACCTGCAAGAAGGACATCAGCATCGGCACGGGTTTCTCTGGCGCTGGCGTCAAGGTGCAGACGGTCATTGACGACCGGATGCAGGTCGAGTTCTACGTCGCCACGCTCTCAGGCACCGTGGTCGACGACTTCTACCGCGACGGCGAGTTCGAGTGGAAGTGGGCGCTGGCCATCGAGACTGGGACCAACACATCGACGACGACCTCGACGACGCTCACAGACTCGACGCAGGCGTGGGCGACGAACGAGCACGCAGGGCGGGACGTGCGCATCCTCAGCGCAGCGGGTGGCAGCGTGTCGGGCACGAAGTGGGCCAAGATCGTCAGCAACACCGCGACCGTTCTCACGTTCGCGACGCAGGCAAACATGTCTGGGCTCAGCGCTGGCACGAACTACGACGTCTGTGGACCGTCGGTCAACGTCGGCCTCATCTCGCCGATCGTCTACTACGTGCATACGCCGAGGCGCGTCACGTTCATGTTCCCGACGACGTTCCCGATCGTGGTCGGGGAGTCGGGCATCATCCGGGTAGGTTGCGACGGTCTAAACGGGACGTGCGAGGATAAGTTCGACAACCGCGTGAACATGGGAGGCGACCCGTTTGCCCCAAGCGCGAACGCCATCATAGAGCCACTGGAGGACCAGTGACCACGACACCAGCCCTACTGCGATCGCAGTTCGTCTCTCTCGTCGAGAGCTACATCGGCACGCCGGTCGTCCACCACGGTCGCGTTCCGCACGTTGGTCTCGACTGCGTTGGCCTGCCGATCGCAGCGTGCCGCGCACTCGGGATGGAGGTCCTCGAGCCACCGATGTACGGCAAGCTGCCGGATGCCGACACGCTCCGCTACGGCCTTGGGCTCTACTGTCGTGAGATGCTGCCGGAGATGAGAGTTCCTGGAGACCTCTTGCAGGTCTTCGTGGGCAAGCAGGCGCGGCACGTCGTGGTCTTCACCGGAGTGAACAAGTCCAGACAGCACCTGATCGTGCACGCCTGGGGCAAGAACTCTATCGTGCAGCGCGCGATCCTTGACGAGCGTGTCGTGGCGTGCTGGGTCGTCAATGGGATGGACGACTGATGGCCGTCGCCGCAGTAGGCTTGCTCGAGCTCACTGGTGCCGGAACCGGCGTGGCCGGGTTCATCATCGGCATTGGCGCGGCTGTCATCGACGCGACGGTGATAATGCCGTGGCTCGCCGGGAAGGGTCGCCAGGATGCGGTGTCGCCGAACCTTGGGGACAACCCGATCGGCAGCAACGTACCTGGAGCGCCCCGCATTTGGGCTATCGGCGCGCGGGTTCGGGTGCCGACGCACGTTCTGTGGCAGAAGGAGAAGATCCTCGAGCCGCAGACGACCACGCACACGAAGACAGGCACTACAGTCACCCAGCGCCAGGTGATGGTCGACTGTCTGATCTCGTTGAACGACCGGTTGACGGTCGAGATGACGCAGCTGATCGGCAACGGCAAGCTGCTGATGTGGGAGTCGCGCAACCTGCAGCGTATCACGACGCACGAGATGACGGCTGCAGTCAGCGGCTCGGACGTCGTCATCACGATGGCCAACACGCTGGGTCCGAGCCCTACCGACGTCTTCAAGGTCGGCGATGCGGTAAAGCTCTACGGGTGGGTGAGCACGGCAGGGCCGAACATCAACGGTGTCTACTGGGGAGTCAAGGCGATCGTCGGGCACACCTCGACACCAGGCACCATGACGCTGGAGTCGGCGCAGGGCCAGAGCGTCACCGGCGTCGCGGCGAACGCGGGCAACGCGTTTACCCCGGCGTGGATCGAGCGAGTCGACGACGCGTTTGTCGGGGACCCTGACACGACGACCGGCCGAGCGACGACGGCGACCGGCGCACCAGGATCGTCGAACGCTGGCACGCTGGTGCTGCGGCTGCCAGTCGGGAAGTTCGCCGCGGACATCTTCAACACAGGAGACGAGGTCTACGTCCACAACACGTGGTTCACGTCAGGGTTCGTAGGTGGACCGCACCTGATCTCCAGCGCGATCTTGTGCAGGGTCACGTATCTGGTCGGCAACGAGGTCGGGATCTACCCTGTCAATCCTAGCGCGCTGAGTCAGTCGCAGTGGCCGGCCCAGGTCGGCGTCGGCAACAATATCTCGTTCAACTCGGGCCCGACCAACTGGCCTCGCATCGTCTACGCGAACCCGCAGTTCCTGGCGACGCCGTTCTTTCCACCAGGCTTCGTGCCGAAGGACCACTACCACGAGGGCAGCGACACGCAACTCGAGGACTCGATCATCGCTGCCGGCATCGGCGTCGGCAACGCTCCGGCATACCGTGGTGTCGCCTACCAGTCCATCGAGCAGTTCAGGGTCACGACGTTCGGCGGGCAGCTGCCGTACTCGCTAGAGGCCATAATCCGTCCGGACCTGGCGATGACCTGGGCGCAGGCGATGTACGAGGTGCTGCGACGAGCTGGCATCCCGAGCGCTGCCATCGACGTTACTGGTGTCAACCTCGCGCCGTTCCTCGGCTACTACATCCGTGGCTTCGTGCCGACTATCACGTCGATCCAGCCGCTGCTCATCGCCAAGCAGATCGTGGCTCAGGAGCGCGACGGCAAGCTGTGTCTGTTCCAGATCGAGAATGCCGACGTCACGCAGATCCAGAACGGTCCCGCGTTCAGCGACCTCGGGGCACACATCTACGGAGAGCAGCGGGCCGACGACAAGATCCTCACGGAGGACGGTGCGGAGGAGGACCTGCCCACCAGCGTTGGTGTCAGGCACCAGGATCCAGACAACATCCTCTCGCCCGGCTACCAGCCGTTCGGCATCCGCAACCCGACCGGGCCGACCTACGAGAACCGGCAGGAGATCGACGTCAGCACGCTCGTGCTGTCGCGCAAGGACGCGAAGAACCTCGCCACGACAACGGTGCGGCGCGCGTGGGTGAACAACCGCAAGCATGGGTGGGCACTCACAGCGTGCTACATCGACCAGGCTGAGAACGACGTGGAGACGCTGACCGACGATAACGGCAACGTCGTCACCGCACGCGTCGTTCAGCGCGACTTCGGCGCGAACTACATCGTCAAGTGCACCGCACTCAGGGAGGACCTGAGTCTCGCAGTCAGCGGCTCGCCGGTGCAGTCGGCAGCTGGACAGTCGCCACCGACTGTCGCCATGCCAGCAGTGTTCATCTCTGTCGTGCTCGACGTCTCCAGTCTGGCCAACGAGGAGAACCAGGCCCCGATGCTGAGGTTCGCCTGCTGCGCGACGCCAGGAGGCCACTGGTCAGGCGGTCGTCTCTTCGAGAGCACCGACGGGTCAAACTACACGCCCGTTGGCTTCGTCGCCGACGAGAGCGTGATGGGCCTGCTGGTCGGAGACACGCCGTCGGTCGCCGGGTCGTCCGAGACCTACGGCAGTCCTGTCGTCACGTTCTTCACTGCTCCAGTGGACGTGACCTTCGAGCACGAGGGAGTGTTTGGAGTGCAGTCGACCTCCCAGGTCGAGGCGCAGTACGTCCAGCGCAACTGGTGCGCCATCGTTGACGCCGTCACGGGCGAGGTCGAGATCGCGGCGTTCACCATCGCGACGCTAGTGTCTCCAGGGACCTACACCCTCGACGGCTGGCTGCGCGGATTGCGTGGGACCAGGGTTGCAGTCAGGCCAGCTCTCAGCCGGCTGGTGATGCTGGGCCCGACGTGGGAGTACCCGACGCTCACGCGCACATACCCTGGGCTCAGTCAGATAGCCTCCCTGTCGTTCAGGTTCGTGCCTGCTGGGCGCACCATCGAGGAGGTCGACACCGTCCAGGTCGTGGCGACATGGCGCAACTGCCGTCCGCTGCCGGTCCGCAAGCTGGTCAAGACGATCGGGCCGTCGCCATTCGACGCGCGCTTCGAGACGGAGCACTGGACCAAGGAGCACCTGCCTGTGGGCCAGCTCGGCCCCTACGCGATGGACGAGCCGTTCGAGGGCTACAAGTTCTCCATCTACGACCCGACCGGCACGTCGGTGCGGCGCGTCAAGTTCCTGCAAGCACAGCCTGGGACGGGCTCCACGACTATCCGCGACAAGTGGGTCGACTACACGGCCGCCGAGCAGACGGCCGACGGCTACACGCCCGGACCGAGCGAGACGTTCTGGGTCGAGGTCCAGCAGATCGGGTTCCTTGGCCAGACCGCTGGCCTCTCTGACAGCTTCAAGAAAGAGGTGTAACTATGGGTGTTCAGTTCAACGTCATCTTCGAGGACCAGACAATCAGCGCCGCGACGACACTGATCATCGTCCGGCCCGGCGCGGCAGCCGGGTTCCGGGTTCTGCGCGCGTGGGCAGGCCAGCACGGCAGCGCGACCAGCGCGCAATGCAGGATCCAGCTCGGCTCCAAGGCGTCGGCGTTCCCGACCGTGACTGGTGCGACACCGCAGATCCTGGACGAGCGCATCACCGCGATGGCGGGCACGCTCCCGTTCTCGTCGGGCACGGACGTGTCGGCCGGGAAGGTCGGCGGCATGGCCACGAGCGAGGGCGCTGGTACGTTCACGGCGAAGATCGCTGACGCGTTCAACAACCTGACCGGCTTCCTGTGGGCGCCGGTCTTCGAGGAACTGATCTTCAAGGCGGGTTCTGCGGACGCGTTCTGCATGCGGGCGCCCGCTGCATGGTCGCCGACGACTGGCTGGCACGTCGGCGTGACCCTGGAGGTCGTGTAGCAGCGTGGTCAGTCCTTTGGCACTAGGAGCAGAGGGCAGCTCGACCGGCGGGCGGCCCGCGTCGCCAGTCGTCGCCAAGCTACGGCAGCAGCGCAGGGCGGCGATACTGCTCATCCGCCGGAGGAGGCGCACTCTGGCGCCGATCGGCGTGGCTGCCTCCGGCCCGCTGAGCCAGAGCACGACTCCGCACGTCGTCGTCCAGACCGACTTCCCGAACATCGTCGCTAGCCCATCCGGTGGGGAGATCGAGGTCACGCGCGACGCCGACGGGAGGATGCGGTTCTACGCCTCAGGCGCCTCGCTCAAGTGGAAGCAGTCCGTGAGGGCTGCTAGTACGGCGAACGGCACGCTGGCCACCGCGTTCGAGAACGGCGACACGCTCGATGGTGTGACTCTGGCGACAGGCGACCGGATCCTGCTGAAGAACCAGTCGACGGCCTCGCAGAACGGGATCTACACGGTGAACGCGTCAGGCGCTCCGACGAGGGCTACCGACGCGAACGTGGGATCCTACCTCGTGCACGCGGTGGTCGGCGTCGAGCAGGGCACCGTCAATGCCGACAAGTTCTTCGTCTGCTTCACCAACTCACCGATCACGATCGACGTGACGTCCCAGGCGTGGGCAGGCCTGGTCAACTTCATCGGCTCGGTTCCTGGATCGCAGATCGAAGACGGCAGCGTCGAGATAGCGAAGCTGTCGGGTGCCGGGTTGTCGACCGGCGCCATGCTCTACTGCAACGGCTCGGCCTGGGTCCTGCTGGAGTCGCCAGCAGGAGCGGCGACTCTCAGGCACGACGGCACCACGCCGTCCTGGCTCCTTGACTGATACGTTTTTACCGACCCATGCCACCCATGACCACAACCATCACTCTCGCTGCGCTCGCCGAACCTGCGAGCTTCCCATGGGAACTGATCGGCGGCGGCGGCGCAGCGATCGCGGTGATCGCCGCAGTGGCCATCATGCAGCGCGCCCACAGCGAAACGCTGAAGGCCGTGACTGCATCTTTCAGCGCCACGGTCCAGGATGCGACGGCGAAGAACCAGCAGAACGTCGAGGCATTCTCCAAGACCGCCGCCGATCTCTCGGAAGTGAATGCGACTCTGGTGCGGGAGGCGCGAGCCTCGCACGAGAAGTGTGAGGAGACGGTTCACCAGATCCTCAAGGACCACCTGATTGTCAGGCCGAGCCGAAGAACCGACCCACACTGACCCGACCCACACTGACCCGCCCCTAAACATGGACATCGCTGCAATCATCACCGCCGTCTCGCTACTGGTCGCCGCGATCGCCGCTGCGTTCGTGACGGTCTATTCTGGAATCAAGCGAGTCGAGCGTGGGCAGGGCGTCATCCAGAAAGACGTGAACTCCAACATGACCTACGCCCTGCGGGAGATCGGGCGACTGAACGAGCCAGGACCATGCGGTCAGAAGAACTCGGCGACGACCTCGCCAAAGGAAGGCAGCCATGAAACGACTCTCTGTCTACGTGCTCTGTCTCTGCATCGCGGTGCTGCCTGGCGGTCAAGCCATGCGGATGACTGACGAGCAACAAGATGCCGCAGTCCGGTCGGTTGAGGCGGAGTACCGTGCGAAGCGGATCACCAGAAAGCAGCGCGACGCTGCGATCGAGATGCTCGAAGACGCCAACAGCTCCACGGGGATCGACTGGGGCCTGATCATGCAGTCAGGCGTCAACGTGCTCATGGCAGTGCTGCTCGGCACGCCGATCGCCGCTGTGGTCACGACTCGCCGCGTGATGAAGATCCGCGGGCCGGTGGCGACGCCGGATGAGCGGGTGGCTAGGCTCGAGAGGAGCAAGAAGTGACCGCCGGACCATGGTTGATGCCGACAGGTGCGCTGTCCTCTCTGCTGGACGGAGCATTCCACCTGAACACCGGCCAGCTGAGGGTTGCGCTGCTAGCCCAGTCCAGCAACGTGGGGTCGGCGTCCTCGAACTGGTCCAGCGTGACCGGGGAGCTGCCGACAGGCTACGGTTACACGTACGGGGGCAAGGACCTCCACCTTATACTCAGTGGGTCCACGACGGTACTGGTGGCTGGTGCGACCGACACGGTGTGGCAGGTCGTCGACGGGAACGTGGATGCGAAGTGGGTGGCCATCTACGAGGTCGGTGGTCTCGTGCTGTGCTACTGCCTGCTGGACTCCGCTGATGCGGTCGTGTCCGTGCCTAATGGCAGCAGCCTCACCGTGAAGACTGCCACCACCATACTGACCTTTACTACCAAGTAGGAGAACGATCATGCTGACCTTCCGACAGTCAACCGCCTCGCAGGAGATCCCGCTCGGCCCGTTCGTCGACGCGAACGACGGGTTCACGGAGGAGACGGCGCTCACCATCGCCAACACGGACATCAAGATCTGGAAGACGGGAGCTACCAACCTCGTCGACAAGAACAGCGGCGGTGCGACGCACATGGCCAAGGGTGTATACTCGGCAGTGCTGGATGCCACGGACACCAACACGATCGGCCCGATGGTCGTCACTGCCGGCCTCGCCGGTGCGCGACCGATCCGCGTCGAGTGCGAGGTGCTGTCGCCAGCCCTATTCGACTCGATGTTCGGCACCGTCGGCATCAAGGCCGACATCGCTGCGGTGAACACCTTCACCGATGCCGCAGCGAGGCTGTCGATGGCATCCCTAACGACGGTCACAGGTCTGATCATCGGCACCGGGAGCACGACCACTGCCGTCGTGGTAGACGCCCCATCCCCGGCGCCGACTGTTGTCGACCAGTGGAAAGGGCGATGGCTCGTCTTCGCGGCCGACACGCTGGGCAGGCCAGATCTCAGGGGCCAGGCGCGTCGCATCACCGCCAACACCGCCGGTGCGACACCGACGATCACCGTGGAGCCGGCGCTGACCATCGCTCCGACGACTGGCGATAGCTTCGCCATCATCGGACACGGAGGGCTGTTCTCTCTCGGTGCGAACGGCGGCATCAAGGCGGACCTCGTCGCGATCGCCAACATCGGCAACAGCCCGGAGATCCGGCTCGGCCAGTGGGC